ATCTCGACCAAGAAATGCGGACAATGGTCTTGGAACTCAGCGTGTGAACGCCCGGCCGTGTACGAATTGTGGAGCTGTAATTTGTGGGGCGCCAAGCGTGGAAAACATCTACTTCACGTCACTTTGTCGTTTTTGCGCAAGGGTAATGGCCCAACAAGGAATTGCTGCGGAACCTGCCTTAAAGCCTGAAGGAGTTGTCAGAGATGCAGACTCCCCAAAAGGGGCTGAATGACTCTTAGCGAGAAACAAATCCGATTCACGCAGCTCATCGGGGAGTTAATCCGCTACGCAACTTCGATGGGATATGGGCTGACCTTTGCAGAAGCTTACCGCCCTCCGGAGATGGCTGAGATTTACGCAAAGCAGGGCAAAGGAATCAAGAATAGCCTTCACACGAAACGCTTAGCAGTGGACTTTAACCTTTTCAAGGACGGCAAATACCTCACCGACTCCAAAGATTATCTTTTGCTAGGCGCTTATTGGGAGTCGCTGGACCCGCTGTGCCGATGGGGTGGGAGATTTAAGGATGGAAATCATTTCTCGATGGAGCATGAGGGGGTCAAGTGAGCTACACCATAATTAGCGCTTGCCCGCGCTGCGGAGCACCAATTTACGTGCCGACTTTTTACATGTCCATCTTTCCACCGGCGCCAGTTTACTCGTGCGCGTGCTTTTCGGCCCCGAAAACATGGATTGGGACGAATTCGCAATGTTGATTCTTGGGGCACGCCACTGCTTTGTTTGCCATGTCACTACGCATCAAGGTGCAAGGTTTTGCGATTGCTTGCCGGGCGATCTAATCACCCCGTGCAGTCGAGATTTTTGTGGTGAATTTTACCAGCATAACCATCCGAAGGCGGAGCGGCTCGTTCCTGAGAGCCCGCAGCCTAAGATTTGTAAGCACTGTCTGCACTTCCGCCCAGTTTACAAGGACCGATATTCTCCCCTTCTTCGATGGAATTGTGGGCGGTCACCCTCTGGATTTTACCAGCTCCCGGACGAGAGAGAACTTGACCTGGTATTCGATGGGACATGTGGCCCCGACGGGAAATATTGGGAACAGCGACAAGAAGGCCAACCATGAACCAAGTCACCGCCGATCAGAAAGCCGTCATCAAAAAAAGACTGATTGCAGACCTGCGCCGAATCATGTGGAGCGAGACGCTGGATCCGGCGCTTCGTCCTGAATTTCCGAAGCCAGTCGCTCCGACTCCGAGGACCTCTTGGGATGGTAAAGGCAAGCCTGTGAACGGCGGTTTTGTATCCAAGTACAGCAAAGAAGTATACGAAAAGGCCCTGGAAACCTACGAAGACGACCGCTCGAAGTTTTATCGCAAACGGCATGCTAAAATGGCGCTCACGATCAAGTTTTTGCTGGATAGTCTTTGAACTCCGTCCGATGACCTAACGCTTGGGCCTTATCAGGGCCGGCCGGCGCGGTCCGGGAGTTTTAATACCCCAGCTTCCTTGGCGGCCGGACCTGCTTCCCAAGCCTCGTGAGCTGGCCCCACCCTCTTCGGGGGGTGGGATTTTTGCGGAGAAGCATGACAGAACCGAAGATATTCTGGAAACCACACCCGGGCCCGCAGACTGAGGCCCTCCTCAGAACCGAAGACGAGATCCTCTACGGAGGCGCGCGCGGCGGCGGCAAAACCGACACGGGGATGGCATGGCTCCTCAAGTACATCAAGCACCCCCGCTATCGATTCCTAGTTGTCCGTAAAAACTTTCAAGATTTAAGCGACTGGGTTGACCGTGCGCGGGAGTTCTTCAAGCGTGTCGGGGGAACGGTTTCAGGCAATCCGCCAGTCTTCAAGTTCCCCTCGGGAGCTATCGGTCGTGTTGGACATCTGAAAGACGAAAACGCTTTCACCAAGTACCAGGGGCACGAATATCACCGCATGCTTATCGAGGAACTAACGCACATTTCCCGGGAATTGCGTTACCTAGCCCTGATTTCTTCATGCCGGACAACCATCCCAGAACTTAAGCCACAGATCTTTTGCACTGCTAACCCCGGCGGCGCGGGGCATCTTTGGGTAAAGAATCGGTTCATCACAAGCGAAAGGCTAGATGGGACGATTGTCGGGCCATACGAGACTTACATGGAGCCCATCACCGAACGCTCGCGGGTCTTCATCCCTGCCAAGGTCACCGACAATCCAACGATCATGAAAAACGACCCGGGCTATTACAACTACCTGCTTTCGCTCCCCGACAAGCTCCGAAAAGCATGGCTTGAGGGCAATTGGGACATCTTTGAGGGACAGTTCTTCAACACCTGGGACAAGGCCGTCCACGTGTGCCGCCCTTTCGAGATCCCGCCAGAATGGGCCAAGTTCGTCGCCGTCGACTACGGTTACGCCGCACCGTCCGCCGCTCTGTGGTTCGCTGTATCGCCAGACGGCCGCACCTACCAGTATCGGGAACTTTACCAGCCAGGGCTTACCTACGACGACCTCCGGGCTAAAATTGTCCAGATGTCGGGGGCCGAGCGCATTGAGTACGGTGTCGTCGACCCTGCGATGCAAGCTCGGAGTCAGGGTACCGGCATCGTGGGGCTTGAAGTCCTCAACGACAACCCAAAGATCCGATTCCGCCCAGGAGACAATGATCGCCTCAACGGATGGATCCGCCTCCGGGAATACTACAAGGTGCGATACGACAGCGAGGGCACCCCCTACGCCCTCTTGAGCATCTTTTCGAACTGCACGAACACCATCGAGACGCTCCCCGAGCTGGTCCACGACGCTCACAAGGTTGAGGACCTGGACAGCGATGGCGATGACCATTGCGCGGACACGCAGCGTTATTTCGTGATGTCGCGGCCTGTTCCCAGGGAGGGGAAACCGAGCTTCCGGCAGGAAACTCAAGGCTTGGACTCTCACACATACCACTACCGCCTGCGAAAGCGGTTGCTCGCCGGAGAAAATCCTTTGGTCGAGGAGTGGGATGAGGCGAATGACGAATAGTTCTTCTTACTCGCGGGGGTAAAAGGAACTATAAAAGTTCGAAACTCGTCCCGTTAGGCTACCCTTAATGCAATTCTCGAAAACATGGTTTTTTCGGATAAGCCTGCGCCGCGACTGAGGAATTCGCGATGGGTCGCAAATAAGCTCCCATCTTATTTTCCGCTTTTGGACCAGAAGTTACGTCATAAGGACGACAAATTGCGTCCCAAGTGTGACAAAACTCGTCACACCCTTAAAAAGTTAAAGTAATGGATTAATTTTTATTGCTAAGCTTTCCGAAACAGAATATTTGGCGAAAAATTTCTTAGGAAGGGATGAAGTATGGCTTTAACTATTGCGGCGAAAAGTCTCCAGTATCACTCCTCGGGCGATCAGAGCAAAAGGAACTTCAAAGTCAATTTCGATGATAGCTACACGCAGGGCGGCGAGGTTTTGCTTGCTTCCAAGGTTGGTTTGACCGCCTTCCAAAGCGTGAACATGCCGCTTTCCGGCGGATATCTCTACGAACCCGTCATTTCGGCCAATGGGACCTCGGTGGCGCTCAAGGTTATCAGCATCGGGGGCCAAGGAGGCTCTCAGGAGATCGCTTACGACAAAATCAACGTGCGCGGCTCGGCCAATACCAGCTCCGAGAATGCGGACAGCGCGACGTTGCCCACGAACGGCATCTACCTCAAGGGATTGGCAACTTTTACCAGCTACGCTGGAACGATTATCCCCACCCTGCAACCGGACATTGCCCGGAACGCGCTCATTTTCATCGCCAACGATAGTGGTGGCTCCTTGGACCTCTTCGAGGGAGTGACGACATTCACCGTCACCGGGACCTACAATGGCGCGGCACAGGTTGAGGCGATCACTTTTACTTCGACGGCGATGAACAAGGCCGTCGCTACGGCGCGGAATCGCTACAAGTACGGCGTGAAGCCCTTCAGCACCATCACCAACGTCACGATCACGAATGCCCCTGCCGGCGCTTTGAAAGCCGGACTTGGACTTGGGTCTTTGATCGGTTTGACGGCGCCGCTCTTTACCCCCGCAGAGGCCGACGTTACGAGCATCACTCGAAACGGGGTCGATGTCCCGGTCGCCGGCTTAGTGAGCACCACGAACAACACCGTCAATCTGAACCCGCTCCCTGAAGTGAGCACTTTTGAGATCACGTTCTTGACTGATAGCGGCGGCGAGATCCCAAACAATACTGATTTAAGTACTTTAATCAATGTTCCCGTCGAGGCTTACGGGTACTAAAAGGAGAGAAAACCATGGCAACTATTGTTAGCGAATCGGCATTCATTCAGGGGGGCGGTCACTCTCCGTCTGATTGCATTGTTTACGGGACCTTCCGATCGACGAACAACGAGACGCAGTTCACGATCTGCCCCGGGAACCCGACGAACGCCAAAAACGCCGATGGATCTGCGGCGATGGTCGATGTCCGGTTCATCACCTTTCAGTGCACCACCGCCGGCGGCGATTCGTCTCCCTACCCTGTCGCATCGAAGCAGTTTAACGACACGTTGAATCGATACCAATACTTTGTCTCGATTGAAACCCCCGATACTGAGTGGGCCTACAAAATCGAGGGAATTAACAACGGTCTCGCGCCTAGTGTTTAACCGTAAGTTGGTGAAGACCCTGGAAGAGTCTCTCGCTTTCGAGCGGAAACGATCCCAGGATCTTATCGAGATCCTCCAGAATGTAGAAAAGAGAACCGAAGAAGCGCTCCTTTACCGGAGCGCTTCTTTTCCTACCGTGAACGAAGACGGATGGGTGGAGACCTACGACGACCTCGGCCAGAAGGTTTTCATCAAGCCAAATTAAGCTGAAGGGCTAAATTTAGTCGTCGCCCTAATTCGTGCTAAATCTATGAAAGAGCTCTACAGCGAAAACACTCTCAAAGCTTCCGGCGCCTGTGAAGATGTCTTTCAGGACTATCAAAGTTACCTGAAGTCGTGGGCGACCATTGCCCGGCGCTCGGTGGCTTTTGCCAACGGGGACCAAAATCCTTCGACTTATGGGTCTTCCTCGATCATGGTTGATAGCCAGCCGGTGACGAACTTCAAGTTCGAGCAGGAATTCCTCGGGTACCAGACCAACGAAATCGAGCCCATCGTCCGGACACTTCAGTCCTACATGACCCGTTCCCGACCGTCCGTCGAAATCGAAAATGACGGCAACGATCAGGCGGCCAAAGCCATCGCCAAAGTCGCGGAAGATGTCATTAACGCCAAGTATGAGCTCGACAATGAGTTCCTCCGGGCCCGGGAAGCAGCTTTTTGGCTTTTGACGGTCGGGAACGTTTTCAGCAAGGACTATTGGGATTACAACGGTGGAACCCACGTCCGAAATTTCAACGAGGAGACTGGGCAGTGGGAACAGAGCGATCGGCTTAGTGGGAACAATTGCAGCAGCATTTTGACCCCGTTCCACATGATCCTGGACCACTCGGTCCTCGATTTCGACCGGCAGCCCTACGTTGGCGACCAATACGTCGTCGACGTCGATTGGGCTCGCCAGGCTTTTGCCATCGACAAGCCTGGATACACCGGGAAAGCCTCGAAAATTGTTGAGAGCGATACCTGCTCCGATGTCATGTCCACCCTCGAGGGGATGAAATTCAATGTTCCATATCTTTCCCGGAACTCGAAGGACATGGCCGCGATGCGGAACAAGACCTTGGTCCGGGAAATCTTCATCGAGCCCAACAAAGACTTTCCCAAAGGCCGCTTGATCATCCACGTCGGCGACGAATGCGTCTACATTTCGGACGCCGCGACCGGCAGCCCCTATTTCATGCCCTTCGAGCGCACGCTTTGGCATCCTTACAGCTTTATGCGTTTCGAAGAGTACGTCGGGCGCTTTCTCGGAAAATCACTGGTCGAGCAGCTCGTGCCGATTCAGATGCGGATCAATGAGATCAACAAAGCGATCCTCATGAACGCCAACACCATCGCGAAGCCGAACATCCTTTATCCGGAAGGATCGCTAAAGTCTGGGGTTTGGGATGGCTCCGGTTCAAAAATGATTCCGTTCAAGACCACGGGGCAAGGGGCGCCGATTCCGTTCAACGGCATTCCTCTTCCGACTCAGTTTTTCAACGAAAAGCAGGTCCTCATCGACCAAATGGTCCGCATTGCTGGAACCAACTTCGTCATGCAGGGGCAGACCCCGACCGGCGTGACAGCGGCGGCGGCGATCGAGATGCTACTCGAGAACTCCAACACCCAGTACAGCGACTTGATGGGCTCCTGGGAGTACTTCTGGCAGCAGCACTTGGGCAAAAAGTTGCGCATCCTGAAAAAGTTCATGAGCTATCCAGACCCCGCACTCCGGAAGAAGCTCACGCAGATGTCTCCGAACTCCTATCAGTACCAGCAGCAGGACTTTATCGGTGCCGAGGACCTCTCCGACGGGCTTAACATCGAAATCGAGCGCGGCTCGACCATCCCGAAAAACCAGTCGGTGCGGAAGAAGTCCTACGTTGATTTGATCGAGACGGGGCTTTTCGGACCTGGGCTCATGGAAGACTCCCCGCGTGGCCAGAAAATGCGTGACGATCTGGTAAAAAAACTTGAACTAGAACCTTTAGAAAACGAGCAAAGTGTTGAATTAAAAAAAGCATTGTGGGAAGATGGAAATATGAGTATGGGGCAGCAAATGCCCGTTGATGAGCTGGACGATCACACGATCCACATCGCGTGCCACAAAACGCAGGTCCAAGACCCGAACTTCCGGGAAAGCAAAGGCCCGGAGATCATCCAGCTCATGAAGCAGCACATCGCGATGCACCAAGAGCAACTGGATCTCCAGGCTCAGGAACAAGAAGAGGCTCAGCGAAAGCAGTTAGAAGCGCAGCAAGCGGCGATGGATCAGCAAAAAGAGCAGCAAAGCATGCAGCGAGAACAGCAAAAGCTCGATGCGAAGGCTCAAGACATGCTGTCCAAGAACGCTCTACAGCAAGGGGCCATGGCGATACCGCAACAAGAGGTCCCTCAAGACATGCCTCAAGGCGCATTTGGTGAATTTTAAGTTTTTCGGATGATCCACGAGACGGATCGCTCGGACTCCCCACGAGACGGGGAACTTCGTCAATAAAGACGCTAAAATAAGAGGACATATGCAAGTTGAAGGTCAGGCTCAGGCCCCAGATTCTCAAAATGAAGGCCAAAACATTCCGGCGGAGTCATCCGGCGCGAGTGACATCGCTAACACCTACTTTGACGAGCCCGAAACGGGCCAAGAAGAGGCCCAAGCAGCCCCTGAAGGCGAAGTGGTTGGAGAAGCTGAAAAGAAGCTCCAAAAAAACCGAGCCCGCTGGGATAAAATCCTTAACGAGCGCAAGCAAGATAAGGAGCTGATTCGGTCGTTACAGGAGAAGGCGCAACAGTTTGAAGGTGATGATTTTAAGAAGCTCTCGTCGCTGCGAGATCTTCTCAGGGCTCGCCCGGTTTACGGGGACTTGCTCTACCATCTCCTTCAGGGACGTGATCCCCAAGAGACAGTGGCGGAGCTGTTTAAGCAGGAGCAAAAAACTGCGGCAGCACCACAACACCGCCCCGTCGAAGAGGAATACGACCCGCGAACGGCCGCTTATTTTAAGGAAGTTGAGGAGCTGAAGCAGTGGAAGAAGCAGCAGGAGACCGAGCGACAAGCGTTCATGAACGAACAGGTGGAGAACTACCACAAGGACATCGAGCACGAGTATGACCGTCGGTTGAGGGAGGATGGCTTCCTCGATAAAGACGGCAAGCCGGCCGATGAAACCTTCGTGAATGTCCTTAACAACGTCATGAAAGCGATTGTGAGTGGCTCTTCGGCAAATCCGAACCTTCCAACCCCGGCAGAATTCAACAAGGCATATTCCACTATGAAACAGTGCATTGACTACATGGAAAGCAGAATCAGAAGGGATATGTCGAAGAAGTCCGTCTCGGATGTGCCGCCTTTAAGCGGGACATCAAGTGGGCAAATGCCGATTGGTAAATCCAAGGTTTCCGAACACGATCGGGTCATGGATATCGCCAACGCCTTTGGATAACGAGCTGCTCGAGCTCTTCGAACAGCGGGACTTTCCCAGACATAGCCTAGCTTTTTTTGATTTCGATCAAAAACCTAAGAAAGGCTATTTATGGCGAACACTAACCTCACCAATTTAGCTGGCGCACTGAAGCGGAATTATAACGACGGTTCCGACATCATGGTCCAGCAACAAAATCTTTACGTCCCCTTTTGGAACAAGATCAAAGTTTCCAATTTAAAGCCCTCTGGCGACGGCATCTATAACTCCGTTGTGATGGAAGGCAACGAGCGCGGCGGTGCTATCTTCGAAAACCAGCCGTTCTTCGTCCCGGATTCCGTTCGTCCGGTCCAGCCCCGCATCAAGTCCAAGACTGTGCAGTGGAACTTCGAAATCACCGGCAAGGCGATTCGTCTTTCCGCTTCCGACCGCGTGGCTTTCGGCCAAGCGATCGACGAGCAGCAAAAGGACAACATGAAGCGGATGATGATGGACTTGAACCGGCAGTCGAATGGCACCGGTACCGGTCAAATCTCTCTCGCGAATGGCGCTGGCGTCAACTCCACGCAGCTGGTGGTTGATGATCCCTTCCCGTTCCGCATCGGCATGCGGATTGACCTTTGGACTGCCGTTAACGGTGTCAAGGAAGTCAGCGCGGCGCGGATTGCGAACGTCGATTACGGAACGTCGACTTTGACCCTCGACACCGTAGAGAACTGGTCCGATAACGACATCATCGTTAAGGAGCTGATCCTTGACGGCGTGTCTCCTGGCAACTTCAAGGAGTTGAACGGAGTGCAGGGAATTGTCGACACGAACGTGTATTCGACCGTTTTCGAAGGCGTTGACATCACGCAGTTTCCGATTTGGCAGGGTAACGTTGTGGACGGCGGCGGCGGACCTGCTTCCCAGGACCTCTTGTTGCAGACCAGCAACCGAACCAACATCGTCGGTGGAAACGGCGCGGATATCCTAAAATCCAACTATGGCCAAGCCAGAAACTACCAAGCCCAGGAGCTTCCGAAGACTCGTTACGAGCCCGGTGAAGTCAAAGGCGGCGTGGTGGTCCTGAAGTGGCAGAACATGGAATGGATCGTCGACTGGACCTACCCCATCGGGGAAGTTGCCATGTTGAGCTCCAAGGACATCATGAAGTTTCAGACCCGTGACATGCACTTGGCGGACTACTCCGGAGACACCCTCTACAACATCGTGAACACCGACAACATCGGCGGTTACTATGTTTACGAAGGCGATATCGGAACGTGGAAGCGTAATGCTCACTCCCGTTTGGTGAACCTTTTGGAACCTGCGTTCTAATTTTATGGGTGCCCTTGCTCAGCTTGGGCACCCATTTTTCCTATGCTGGAATTTCATCCAAACCTTCAAGACGGTGCCGGCAATCTCATCGGGAAAACCTACTCCCTGATTTTGCAGGACCCTTTTTTTGAACGAAAACTCAAAAGTTTTGATCCGAACCTCAGGCTTTCTTTCGATCAGGTTCGACGGAAGTGGGTCGTTTTAGAAGCTGCCCCCGACCGAAGCGGCTGGAACATCATCATTACCTGCGAAGATGATTCCGGGAACCCCAAGGCTCCCGGCGAATGGGTGCTCAATCGCCTGTTCGTGTACCGGCAACGTTACGAGGCTAAAAAGCAAGTAGGCGTCGACGAGTGGTTCAAACGCCTGAAAGCTCAGGCCGATGCGAACGTCTTAAACGAAGAAGAAAAAATTTCGGATGATCATCGGGCGAGGCTCCGCGAGGACGTCGTTCAATGGCGCAAGGCGGCGAAGGAACTCGATAATCTCCCCGCTTCCGATGCAACCGCAGGCTACAGAAAGGTGTAAATCATGCCAAAAATGATGAATGTGACTTTAGAAAACTACCGCACGCAGTGCGATAGCCAAGTTTTTATTTTCCCCAAAATGGGAACCTACAAAGAAATTATCAACGCCAGCACCGGCGAGGTCCTCGAAAGGATTGAGCTGAACGTTGTCGATGTTCCCGAACGACTTGTCCCCTTCCTTGTTAAGCAGATGCACTCTAAGGGGGTATTTCTCGTCCCCGAGGATCCGGCACAGTTTGACGAAGCGAAGCGCTCGGCTTTGATTCGCTACTTAAACGGCCGTTTGAGGACACGAGAAGTGAACTACATGCGGCAAAAGGACGAATATGAAAAGATGGGAGCAACGTTTCAGTATCCCGAAGCCTTCGAAGAGACCATCCGCTGGGCGAAAGAAATCCGTCACATCCTAAACCAGCAACGCCCAATTCGTGAAACGGGAAGCTTCTTGGAGCACTTCAATGTGCCACCCATGCAAGAGCAAAAAGTTTCGGCTGCCGAGTCTCAATCCAGCGGATTTGGAGACTTGGCGAAAGCTAAATATCCTTCGCGGCGCGGCCGGGGCAAAGCTGAAGAAGCCCCAGTGGTGGAATTGAATGGCTAGCCTCGGCGCATTAGTCTTGAACGTTCGTCGCCATCTCCAGGCGACGAACGTTATCACCGAAGTCCTGCTCTACGATACCGGGTATTTGAAGCAGTTCATCGGCGAGGCTTATCGTCATTACACCATGCGGATGATTAACGAGGGCCAGGGGTATTTTGAGACCACGGTCAACTTGCCGATCACGGCCCAGATCCCCGAGATTGATCTTTCGACGCTCGATCCGCCTTTCAAGTCCGTGAGCGTGCTTTACAAGCGCCGGACACTCAATCTTTACCCGCTGAAGCGGAACGAAAAGCGCTACCAAGCGATTTACAATAACGGCGTTGGGGCTTTCGACTCCTACCTCCCCGAGTACAACCTACGGAGTTTGAACCTGGTTTTGCTTCCGACACCGATGGCGAGTGAGCCGGCAGGTCCGAACAGCGGCTTGAAACTCGATTACAGCTACATCCCCGTTTTCCCGGCCTTCGACACCGATGATCTCTTTGAATTCGACATCTCGTTTCCGACAATTTTTGAGCCGATGATCGAGCTTTATGCGGCAATCGCTGCAATGGAATCTAAGGACGCACAAGGGGGCGTTTCCGACATTGAAAGTTTCCGAAACCGACTGGCGAGCTGGGAACAGCACTTCGCCGACTCGATGGATCGCTCGGACAGCGCCGAGGACATCCCCTACGACGGATTGAACTACTCGCTTTACTATTGAGAAAGGAATTTTATGGCCGGACAAGCAGTGCACGTTATCACAGCGACCACCAACGACGATCGACTGGTCAACGGGACGATCGAAGTCGTCAACGGAGACATTACCCCCCTTGGGGATGCTTACTGCTATGACTTACTCGTGCAAGCCGCTCCCGGAAATGCCGGGAATGTGTTTCTGGGGGGCACCAACCTTGCAACCGACGGAACCAACGGCATCGTGCTTGAAGCTGGGGAATCTCTCCCGATCAGCGCGCAGAATATCAGCCAAGTTTTCGTGACGGGTACGGATAACGATATCGTCACCTTCATGTACTTCACTTACAGAAAGGCGAAGCAGCCATGACCTTAGGACCGATTTACAAAAAAGGGGGCGGTGGTGGCATGGGCGACGTCACCACGGCGGCCAACGTTGGCGACGGCGAAGAGCTCTTTAAGCAGAAGAATGGGACCGTCCTCGAATTCCGGACACTTGTTGGCGTCAATGGAACCACGATCACGCAAAACGGTGATGTTTTGGAAGTCGATGGCGGCGGCGGTGGAGGAACGGTTACCGATGCCGCGAACGTCGGCGGTCAAAACGAGTGGTTTTTCCAAAACAACGCCGGAGTTCTGGAGTTCAACACCTTCGAAGCGATCGGCGGACTAGCAGCTACGCTTAATGCCAACGTCTGGTCGATCGATGGAACGTTCTTACTGAACGGCATCAATGATCTTTCTGACGCATTGAGCACTCTCGCTGGCGAAGTCGCTGTCTTGCAAGAGCAGATCTTGACGGCAACACAATATCTCATCGTCTACAGCGCCGTTGCCCTCACCAACACCACCCTGAACTATCCCAAAATCCACATGTACGTGATCAACGGCGGGATTGCGCAAGCGGTGACACTCCCAGTGCCGCTGGCTGCCGACGATGGAGGGTCAATCGTGGTGAAAAATAGAAATACCGCGGTTGTTTCGATTTCCGTGACCGGAAGTGGGGGTTTGTTGATCGACGGTGGGGGAATCGTGAACATCCCAACCGGGGCTTCGATGACCTTCGTTTACTCGCACGCGACGACGGAATGGTTCATCATCTAAAAATGGGGGAGTTGTGTCTTACATTCCAATTTACTTGGACCAAAACACGGTCCTGGGACGATGGGAGGCAGGGTTTGGTCCCGCTCAAGAAGTAGGCTTCGGTCCTAGCGTCGAAATCATGTTGCCCGGGATCCTGCGCCGCGCGGCGTTGGTTGGCGATGTTACCGCCGACGCTGGGAGCAATCTCACTACGATTGCCAGCGACGTCGTGACCTTTGCAAAAATGCAAAACGTTGCGACCGACACGATGATTGGCCGTGCAAGCATGGGCGTCGGAGACCTGGAGGTTTTGGTGTGCACCGCGGCTGGGCGTGCGTTGCTGGACGATGCCGATGCCGCCGCGCAGCGGGCGACTTTGGGTATCCAAATCGGCGTCAACGTGCAGCCCTACGATCCGACGCTTTCCGCCCTTGCATCCTTCAACACCAACGGATTTTTGGTCCAAACGGCTTCCGACACCTTTGCCGGCCGTTCGATTACCGGCACGGCCGGTCTGATTACCATCCTAAACGGGGATGGCGGCGGCGGCGATCCGATCATCAACGTCGGTGCCAACGTCTATCGTGCCGGAGGAGCCGACGTCGCGCTTGCGGACGGTGGGACTGGTGCCAGTGATGCTGTGACCGCGCGGACAAATCTTGGATTGACGATCGGGACGAACGTCCAGGCCTATGACCCTACCCTTTCGGCTTTCGCTGGCTACGATACGAACGGAATTTTGACGCAGATCGCTTCCGACACGTTCACGGGGCGCACGATTACCGGAACGGCGGGATTGATCACAATCACGAATGGCGACGGAGTGGCTGGCAATCCAACCATCTCCGTTGGAGCGAATGTCTACCGTGCCGGAGGAACCGATGTTGCCGTGGCCGACGGCGGGACCGGCGCGAGTGATGCTTCCACGGCGCGCACGAATTTAGGGCTCGCGATTGGCGTCAATGTCCAGGCCTTTGACACCGAGTTGGCGGCTTTGGCTTCGACAACCTCGGCGGCGAACAAGCTTCCCTATTTTACGGGCCTTGGGACCGCGACAACGACCGACTTGACGGCGTTTACTCGGACTCTTCTCGACGATGCCGATGCGGCGACGGCAAGGGCCACTTTGGGGATCTCGTCTTCGGTTTCCTTCTACCAAAACCAAACCCTCAAGGCCAACCCTCGGGTTTGGACTGCCGTGACGACGACCGTCGGAGGAGTAGCGACATTTTTCCCGACAGACACGAACACAGCCGGCGGGAATGCTCTCTTCACCAATATTTATGCGGTGCAGGCTACCGCAGCGAACAATACTTCCGTGATCATCCAGTCGCCCAACGCTTCCGTGAAGCTTATTTCGGCCGACAAGAAGACGATCACGGTCAACGTCGGCGTGGGAGTCAACCTCCTTGTTTTAGCGCCGACCCTAACTTTTGCTCCGGATGGAACGGTGGTCTACCTAACCGTCTTTGGAGATTGAGGACGAATTTATATGGCGTATTCACCCGCAGCCTTTGATCCAACGATCACGGCACTTGCAGCTTACAACACCAACGGTGTCGTTACCCAAACGGCCGCCGATACGTTTGCTGGTCGCACGGTAACTGGGACCGCGAACTTAATCACTGTAACCAATGGGGATGGAGTGGCCGGGAATCCGACTCTCACCGTGGGGAATAACGTTTACCGTATCGGGGGCACCGACGTTGGGCTCGGTGATGGTGGGACGGGATCTTCCTTGGGCGATCCGAATGCCGATCGGATCATGTTTTGGGATGATTCTGCGGGCGCAGTCGATTGGCTTGCGGTGACTGGCGGTCTTACGATCACTGGGACTACACTCTCCGGAGAATCGGGGGTATACACCCCAACTTTCACCAATGTGGCGAACGTGGCAAGTTTCGGCACGGTGTCCGACGCGACCTACTGCCGCACCGGGAATGCAGTCACTATTTCCGGGCGCGTGAGCATCGATCCAACGGCGGCATCGGTGAACACTCAGTTTCGCATGAGTCTGCCGATCGCTTCGAATTTTACCCTTTTTACGGATGTCGGTGGCACCTGCAACGCGAAAGACTCGGCATCGATTGCGATCGCGATTTGCGCGGATACGGTCAACGATCAAGCAAACTTTCAGTACATCAACACGGCGGAAACTGCGGCGCGCGAGTTCGCCTACATTTTCCAGTACGTGGTGAAGTGAGGAAAAATGTTCATTCTTCTGGCAAATAAAAACGCATTCGATTCGACGAGCATCAACCAGATTCAGAAGCTCAACAATATCCAAACCTTGGTCTTGGATGGGGGCAAACAAGTCCCGGTGACCGATCTCGAAAGAGACTGGATCCTGCGAGTTTGCGGGGAGTTGGTGCACGCAACGACCGATCTTGCCTTCAACATCAAGGCAATCGTGGCTTCGGACGACCAGGGAGACAGCGTGCTTTTCACGTTGCGGAATGGATTCACTTTCGTGGTGACGCAAGCCCAAGCAGACGCGCTCGGCGCGATTTGCGCCCCAAATGGCCACCTGTTCTTGGATTTGGAAGCACGCGCCGCGGAGCTGGTTGGCTACGGCGTGTCGAAAGACGACTACAACAAGCTAGGATAAAGTTTAGATGGGAATTCCTCTTGAAACAGTCCCCTACTACGACAACAGCGGCGGCGTGGACCTCAAGTCCTCGAGCACCAAGGTTGACGAAGACACCGGGACTTTGACTTTGAATATCGACTACACGACGGACGGCGCTTTCGCGACCCGGCCGGGGTCGTTCATCGTCAATCAGGAGAACAACATCCCTCAGCAAATTACCGGTGCGCCGCGCGGACTGCTTTTCTTCGACTACCGAAAGTCGACAGGGCTCAACGTCCAAATCCTGGCCGCGGGCACGGACCTTTACCACAATTACCAGGCGCCGGTTGCCCAAGGCTTCAACTTCTCTCCGCTTCTTCCGATTCCCGACATGGAGTTTTTTGTTACTCGGGACAATGAGTACATGATTTGGGGCAATGGGGTTGACGACAACCTGAAATTTAACGGGGTCGCCTATACTCCCTTGAGCATTGCGGCGCCCGCGAATCCACTGGTTGCCGCCGAAATCGACATCGGCGTCGGTAATCTTAACGCAGGCGCCTACCAATATTTCTACACGTTCGCGCGCATTGAGCTTGGAGTTATCGTCCAGGAAAGCCCCGTGAGCGGAGTTTCGAACGAGCTCACCATCGCGGCGAACAGCAACATCGATCTCACCGGATTTTCGGCGCCCACCGATCCGCAGGTTACGCACTGGGTCGTCTATCGGATTTCCCCGACATCGGGCGGCATTGCCTACCGGCATTTGACCATCGACGTGAATCAGGCGCCACCTTACGAGGACACGGTCGCCGACGACGGAACGATTGAGGCGAATTTTGACGAAGGTGTTGCCCCGAAGAGCGCCATTTTTGAGGCCTACGACAATCGAATGTACTACGTGGACGCGAATCGGAAGACAGATCTTTACTATTCTTCGCCTAGCGAACCTTGGAACGTGGATGTCAGGAATTTTTACATTTTTGACGGACCTATCACCTGCCTGGTTCGGTGTTTCGGAGCGCTCATCATTGGCACCGATCGAAGCTTATGGGTCCTGAACGGAGATATCGAAGATGCTGAACCACGGCGAGTTAGTTCCAAAATTGGGATCATTAATAATCGGTGCGCTGGCGGCGAAACTAACCTCTACATTTTTGCGACTAACAAAAAGGTTTATTCGCTGGGCCCTACCGATTTTTCTCAATCTGAGATCCGCTTGGACAATCCCCTTTCCACGCTTGTCGACCCCTTCATCGGAAATATAACCAACCAGAATTTGCAGAATATCGCTGCGGAATACTTTACGAGAGCCGAAGACGCCAAATTCGTCATCAGTGTGCCCATCGGCATCACCAACAACGACCACTTGCTCATCTACAACGAGACTCAGTCGATCGCGAAGGCTAAACCCGTGTGGCAGATTTGGAATAACCTCAATGCCGCCGCCATCGAGACCATCGTGATTGCCGGAGAACCGCAGCTTTTCATCGCAGACTTCAACGGCTTCATCTGGGAGATCGATGCTCCCTTCGTCTACGGCGACGGCGCAGAGATCAACGGCACGGCGACTGGAGGCACGGCGACGACGCTGACCGATACCACGCAAAATTGGATTGTGAATCAGTTCGTTGGGATGAAGGTCCGGATCATCAACGGCACCGGAGTGAACCAGTTCAAAGTGATCCTCTCGAACACGGCCGACACCCTTACAATTTCCAACGGAGCGACTGACTGGGTCGTAATCCCGGACGTCACGAGCGAGTACACGATCGGCGGCTACGACGTTTATCAGTACTCAAATTGGAAGTACGTTCTGAACAGCTACGACATGCTTAAGCAGCTCTGGTTTCTGTTCATCAACGCCAACGCGAACGGGGACTATGCAATTGAAGTAGTTCTTCAATTTAACTTCATAACCACCGATGAACAATCGATTTTTATTGATTTTAACCTCAAGGCGAATAATAGCATTTGGGGGCAATTTATCTGGGGAATGGCTCTTTGGGGCGGCCAAGCTGTCTTCAATGAAAAGTTAGGGATTGGGATCCGATTTTATTCGATCAGGCTGGGATTTCGGAACCGAGAGGCTGGGCAGCCGTTCCAAATCAACGGATTTACGATTGGCGCCCAGAACAAAGGACTTTTCTATGCGCCTTGATAATGGAGCAGCTCCCCGCGACAACTGGTACCGCTTAGGCTACTGCCCGCAGTGCCAGGCCCAAGTCATGGTCCGAAACACGAGCGGAATCTTCGACTCCTACCGCAAGAACTTCATGCAAGCGAATTTGATCTTTCCCAACGGGCATCACCTGCGAACGATCATCTGCGAAAATTGCTTCAAAGCTCCGAGCTACCAGGGCTTGATGGAATCAATTCTCCACGTGAAAAGCGAAGGTTTCAAAACCTCGAACAAAAAGTTCGAGGAAATGAGTCGCAACTACATCACCCGAACCTACGAAGAGCAGGGAGCCCCGGTCTTGATCGAAGATGCAACCCCCAAGTTCACCAAGCGGCACATGACGAGCCTTTTGGGGAAAGAAAAATTCCAAACCATGGAAAACTCGAACGAGGTTTTCCAAGGAGGACAAAGTGGCAATTAAACCCCTCACATTGCTCAACGGCACCGTCGCCGACGCGAACGAAGTCGAAGCAATCTTCCTGCCGCTTTACACCGACATTGCGCCGATCAATGTCGATGTTCCGAACAAGCTGGGCACCGGACGATTCGTGCTTGAATCGGCGCTTACGGATGCCGTGACTCCAGTCGGCGGTATTTTGCCTTTCTATGACTTCAACGGAGTAGCAGTTTTTGATCCGACGATTTGGAACTACTGCGACGGGTCCGTCATCAACAGCCCCGGCAGCCCGATTGATGGCCAGACGCTTCCGGACCTTTCCGGGCGCTACATTGTGGGCTTTGGAACGATCGGCGGCGGCGACATCGATACCGCACCGTTTGCTACGGCCCCCGTTGGCATCGCTAATAGCCAGCTCAACGTTCAACATGTTCATACCGTCAACAACCATACGCACACTGGGCCCAACCATACTCACGCAGTTGGAACGCTCTCGTTCACGGTTGCCGAAACTTTCGATGATGGAACAGGGCAGGCGCTGGCTTTCCGTAAAAACAACGGGGCCAACACCTTCAAGGTCATCCAAAATTTTAACTTGAGCGACAATAACGCTCCCGCAGCTTTGGCCTTGAACATCACGAACGACTACCAGACGTGGGACGGCCAAGGGGCAACGGCGCTTGGCGGCACTGGCAACACTGGCGGCACAGCTCCGGGCACTACTATCCCAAATTGGGATGATGCCGCTCTCGATGCAAGTCTTGGTGTAACAGACATTCGGCCGAGCTCGATCCGGGTCCGGTTCATCATGAAGATCAACTAAAATGGGTGGGGAAATGCACAATTACCACAAGATTAAAACCCAGGATGTCCCTGATCACTACGGGATGAAGATTTCCTTCATCGACGGGAAGAAAAAAGAAGTCTTCGCGGTCGGGCACACGGTCATGGCCGGCAGCGGCGTGCTTTCCGTGCGAACCAAGGAAGACAAAATCCACTGGTTTCCGACCAACAACGTCCTCGAAATCGAGTATGACCTCGCCTTCACGAAGATTTTAGAGGCCAAGGAAGCACGAGCTGCTCAAGAAGCTAGAGAAGAGGCGGCGGATTGAAACCACGTTTGAAATACGCCAACCCCGAAGGATGGCTTGCGCCGATTTACGAGCGAGACCCCGAGTTTGCGGAAGGGCTGGAGAAGCTCCACGATGCAATTTGCATGGCGGACGACATCGCCGACCGGCAGATGCACCCAGAACATGCCGCAAGCGCGGTCTGGATGGCCATCATCGGCATGGATATCATGCTAACGCGGCCCTCCTATTGGCCAAGGATTAAAAAGGCGATGGGGGAGATCCTAGCAGCCGAAAAAATGAATTTGGAGTTCGTCCCGGGGCAGTTTGACCTTGAGGATGACCTAAAAAAGTGCGTGGCGCGCGCCTCGTTGATCGAGTTTTACTTCCAGGCGCTTTGTTGCCTCGATCCCTCGGTCGAGACGAAGGAAAATTGCGAGTGGCTGCGCCGTTTCAAGGAATATTGTCTCATCTTGGATGATTGCGAAGACATCCTGAGCGGAACCTTCGAAGATCTTCGGAATTGTCGCAGAAATTACGTGGTTTTGAAGTACTACGGCGAGGAGTTTTACTTCCATTGGCGCAACAGCAAAGAAGACCTGGCCCGCAAAGCCGCCGAGGTCAAAGCAGCGATGAAGATCGATCCCCCAATGGACGAGAGGCTTAAATTTTTCGTGACGGACCCCAACGCCGAGCCAGAAGAGCAAGACTTGGTAATTTTTGATTTAGGTGAACAGAATGCCGACAAACCCGTTGAATAGAGATCCGAGAACCCAAGGCCAAAGTATCCCGGGGAATTACGGATTCAATTTGAACTCGATTTCCCGGCAAAGCCCGACGGGGAAGTTTATCAACGAGAGTGCTCGGGGGCAAGGCTTGGGAGCTGTCCCCCAAATGCAGACTTCCGCGTTACCGCAAAACCTCATGCAAGACTGGAAAAAACGCGGGGGTTTGTTCGGCAACGAGGTTTTCTCGGGCGCTGGCGGGAACGTGAACAGTGGAATTTCGAATTTGAACCGGAGGAAGTGATTTTATGCCAACAAATCCTTTTAGCAGTGGCCCTAAGGGCTACACCCCAAAAACGACTGGACAGTTTGAGTCCGGCGTCGCCGCTGGCGTTGGAAACCGTGCCGGCGCGACTAAAAAGGCAGATGGGACCTATGACTACAGCAACTCTTTCAAGCCGATCACCGGCGCCGAGGGGATTGCCAAGTCGACGGCCGGCTATGATTTCAACCCGATGGACCAGGCGATTAAGGGCTTTCAGGCCCCGCGTACCTTGAACCGAGTTGATTTCAAAAATCTCCCTGATCGTTTCGGAGACACGGCTTACGAGAACTCGGCGCGCGAACTCCGTCGAGAAAGTGCCGGCAATCTTACGAGGCTTAACGAGGAGGTCGGCACTCGGCGCCCAGGCTTGCTCCTGAAAGCTGGTCAGGATGCCAACCGCGACCTCCAACAAAACCTCGCTCAGACTCGCCAAAATATCGAACGTGACGTCATGGAGAAGAACATCGACCTTGATAAGGACGAGCAACTGGCAAATGCCGACTTGCAGCAAGCTGAGACGAAGCTGGATCTTGATCGTCTTGGGAAACTCTTTGACCTAGGGAGCGGCAAGATCGATACCCAATCGGGTTTGGTCGGGAAAGAGCGCGATTACGAAGATGCTGGTTTGGATCGGTTGTTGGACGCCTGGGCAAAGGCAGGTGGCTTTGCAAATCAAGCCGCCGGGATCAAATCGGCAAACCGGACAGCTTCTTTGAATTTCTTGGCAGGCATGCAGGACAAGGCCGCGAAAGCTGCCACGATGGGAATGGGGTAAACCATGACGCGAGAAGAACTCGAGCAACTTACCGACGAAGAGGCAAAGAAACGTGGGATCCACCCCGCTTTGGCGCGCGCTGTCATCGAAAAGGAGTCGGGCTGGGATCCAAGCGCAGTGAGCGGCTCCGGAGCGCGGGGCCTCATGCAACTCATGCCGGAAACCGCAAAAGAGCTTGGAGTTGGGGATTCGTTCAATCCGGAAGAGAACCTGCGCGGCGGTCTCGACTATCTCAAACAGCAAATCGACGAATTTGGAGTTCCCAAGGGGCTAGCGGCCTACAATTGGGGGCCTGGAAATACCCGAAGGAAGCTCGCTGGCCTGGACAGTTTTGACCAGATCAAGGGCTCTTTGCCCTCAGAGACCCAGAACTACATCCCCGGAGTTTTAGCTAAAGCCAAAGAGCTTGGATTTTCCCCCGACAGTGGGCTTCAGAAGCCGGATTTTAGCAGCATCACAAAAAGTGATGCGTTGGATGGCGATAATTCGCCCGTGATTCCCGATGAGCAGAAAAAAGAGGGTTGGTTCGGACGAATTTTCGGAGCTAGTCGCGCACCGGAAACCGTTGATCAGTATGGCAACAAGAAACCCGGAGAACTCAAGGAAGGCATCGGTCGCAAAATTTTGAGTTTTGCCGCCCCCCTGCTCTTTGGAGCTTTTCCGAATCCCGTCATGGCAGCGCTCAACGTGGCACTGAACAACAAACGGAACGAAGATTTTACGAAGGCTGGCCTAGAAAACAAGGCTTACCAGGAAGTTTTGAAGCAATCCCAAAAAGAAGCCGAGCCTAGTGAAGCTATCAAGAAGTTTCGAGACTGGAAAAATCTCTCGGATGAGGACAAGGAAAAATACAAGAAAATGCAGGAGTCGACGCTAAATCCGCTCAGCATGATGAATTTGAACTATAGGCAGGAGCGGGATGCTATCGAGGACACCCGTAAATCGGAAACCGACAAAAAGAACGCCGCGCTTAAGCTTCGCGACGACGAGACCAGTTTCCGGAAAGAGTACGAGGCCAGCCCTGTCGTGAAAGATTTCAACATGGCGAACACCGGGATCAAGAAAATCCGGGAGGCCATGAAATCCCCGACACAGGATGGGTTCAACGACATGTCGCTCGTCTTCAACTACATGAAAGTCCTCGACCCTGGATCCGTTGTCCGGGAAGGCGAGTACGCGACAGCGATGAAGAATGCTTCGCTTTTGGAATCGCTAGGGGTGCGACTCAACCGCGTCATGACCGGCCAGCAGTTAAGCCCCGAGCAACGCAAGCTTCTGACCGCGGCGGCCGAACGACAATTCAATTCCAATAGGTCGACCTACCAGAATTACAAGGCCGAGAAGACTGACATTGCGAAAAAGTCTGGGTTGGACCCGACCAAGGTCATCACCGATTTTGAGAACGAGGCCGTCGTTAACGGTGTGGACATCACTGCTTTCGATCAAGAGGACCGCGAGGCCATCCAAGAAGCGCTGAAAGATCCGCAAAATCCTAAGGCGAAGCTCATTCTGAAGCATTTCGGAATTGGGGGGGCGTAATGGCATACGATTTCGACTCTTACCTCAAGAAAAAGGGCATCAACGAGCAAAGCGCCCCCGTTGAGCGACCAAAGGGTTCGATGGATGCGGTGGTGGATCGGATTGAGGAAGCCGAGGCCAAAGATCAGGGCTACACGCTCGACGAATACCGCGATTTAAAGCGTAAGTCTCAAGAGTACTACGAGCAGCGGCGCAAGGTGAAGAAAGAGAAAGGCATCGGAGATTATGCCGAGGATGCGGTGCGCGCCGTGGCCGACCAGCCATTTTTAAGATCCTTCAGTCGCGGCGCGACGGCGGGATTGAGTGAACCCGTTGCCGCTGGCATTTCTTCGTTGATCTTGAAAGGCATGGGAGAAGACGCCAGCCTGAAGGACGTTTACTCGGACGTCGCCGGCGGACAACGCGAAGATTTGGCACAGATGGAGCAAGAACACCCTTGGCAAACTGCCGGCGGTGAGCTGGCCGGTGTTGCTGCGCCCGGCGGCGCATTCAGTCGGATTTTTGGTGCCGCTGGCAAAGCGGCCCCGGCTTTGGCCTTGGGTAAAGACGCTTCGATGGCCCAACGCATCGGAGCAAAGGCGTTGGAGGCCGGCACACGTGGGGGCCTGGCAAACCTTGGGTATGGCGCCGCCAAGGAAGCTTCCTCCGAAGCGATTGGCGAGGAAAAGGACTGGAATCCGGCGCTTGATTTCGGGCTCGGCGCGGTTGGTGATATCGCAATGTTGCCTGTGGAGAAAGCTCTTGGCACTTTTGCGAGTTCCAAAAACGTCAAAAACTTCATCGAAAACAGCCCGGTCGGGAAATTGTTCAGCGGAGGACGAGAACAGGCCGAAGCCGCTGCGCGCGATACTTATCAGGCCAAAAAGGACATCTATGACGCCTTGGAGGTAGAGCGAAAAGCTAAATTCGACACGGATTTTGAGAACCAGAAGGGGGCCTACAAGGCAAATGAGCGGGCTCGGCGCGATAAGTTCGACACGGATTTTGAGAACCAGAAAGAGGCCTACAAAACCAGCGAGCAGCAAAGAACGATGCAGGCCGAAGCCGACGCAAAAATTAAGAAGGACGAGATTGTCGAGTCTTTCAAGGATTTGATCAAAAACGACCCTACCCCCTCCGCGCAGAAGGTATTTCAGAAGATCAAGTCGGCCGACTTGAAGCTTGGCAAAGAGTACGGCGAAGTCGTCGACCCGATTATGGGGAAATATCGTCTTCGGAAGGTCGACTCGACTCCATTCAAGAATCAAGTCGACGACATTTTGAACAGGTTCGGCGTGGTTGACGAAGCGGGCAACGTGGATCTCAAATCCATGGAGGGATTCCTGGACTTCGATGCGGAATCGAAGGGCCTCATCGACAAGCTTGTGTCGTTCAAAGAAGGCCTCACGCCGGAGACCTCGATTTCGCAGCTTGAGAGGGGCGTCAAAGCACTTCAAAAGGCGGCAAACTTCAAGAAGGGCACCGGATATCGCAGCGCTGGCGAGGAGACACTTGGCGACCTTTCCAGACGTCTCAAGGACTTCTTGACCGACCAAATCAGCACTTTCGCGTCTCCCGATGAAGTGGCGGCGCTCCAAGGAGCCAAAGCTAAGTTTGCTGAGGGCAAGCGCATCCTGAAAGAACCCTTGAAAGTAGTCGGAAGATTTGAGTCGAAGCCCGCGCGCATCGCGCGAAACTTCCAAAGTCAATTCCCCGACACCACCATGCAGGATTTGATGAAGCTAGACCCGTCCATGAAGGACGAGTTCAGCGACCTTTTTCTTAGCAACTTGGTGGGTTCGAGCACCTCTCCGCGGAAATTTTCGAAGGAGATAAATTATTTTGGCGGCGATCCGACAGGCGAGTCGAGAAACCTGGAATTGCTCAAAAACATTTTGGGAGACGAGCGCTTCGCGGGGCTTGAGGCTTCGGAGAAGGCACTCCACGAAGCTGCGGTGCCGTGGCAAAAAAACTATGTCCCCGAGCCAGCCCCCAGAAAAAGCCGATTTGAGTCGGCGCCAGCCCCTAGAAAAGGCAGCTACATCCCCGAAGCGCCGCCCCAACTCGCGGATATCCCGCCGGGGAAAGTCGAAGAATTTTACGACCTGCTTTCGAGCCTCGCTCGAAGTCCAGGAAAAGCAAAAACCAAGCTGGGAGCTGAATCGACGCCGCCATTTTTGGACGTCCTCGCTCCTTTCTTAAGCCCAAGACTTCAAGAACAATTATCAAATCGATAAATCGAAGGGATTGAATATGGAAAAAGGTGTGAAAGAAATCATGATCGCGATCGGCGGAGGGAAGCCGGAAGATGGCGGCGAGCCGGAAAACAATTCGTCGTTGCCGAAGAAGCGCAAAGTTTACGTCGACGAGCAAGTCTACAGCCGCTTGATGCAAAACGGGGAAGCCGAAGACGCCGAGTCGCTTTCCGACGCTGAACCGCTTGCCGAGAAAGAGCTCGAGCCCATGCCCAACCCTTCGACAAAAATGCCAGAAAGACCGGATCCGGCGACGGAAGACGACGAAGAAATGCCGGAGGGCATCGATTTCGACGACGACGAAGACGACCAGCCGATCAAGAAACTTAGTCGTCTCTTCGGCAAGATGAAGCGAGGCTAAGATGGATGCCACATTGCTACAGCGCGCCATCGACAAAGGCGACTACGCCCAAGCCATGTACGCCGCTTATTTGGACATCTCCGCGCTGCTCGAGCGGGTCAACAAACACTCGCTCGAGCAGAAACTCTTCCACGAAAAGACGTTTCTAAAAATTGAGTCGATGGAAAAAGAGATTCAAGGAGAAAGCCGAGATTTGAGGAAATCGATTTACGACTTGGAAATGGCCTCGCTCAAGGAAGACCACAAGCTAAACCTCAAAATCGTGGGCTGGAGCTCATTTATCGCCTCGGTTTGTGCCACCCTGGCATCGATTGCCGCACAGTTTATCAGAATCGGCGCAAACCATTGATAAATAACATGATTTTATCGAAGCTCTAAAACGGCTCAGGATCGACGTTCTCGCCTTGCCCCTGGTCTTGGTATTGCTTATTTTCGCAATATTTTTGGACTATGTCGCTAAGCTCGCCAGGATCCGGAAATCCTGGGAGCCGCTTAAAGGATCGGAGCTTCCCGTCGTAAAATTCTCGGCAAATGTCGAAATCCGGCGACTCGGGAATGGTCTCCATTGCGCTGCCGCATCCGACAAGCGCAAAAACCAAACACGCGAGAATTTTATCTTTCATGGGATCCTCCTTTTTAGTCAGTCCATTTGACGGCCACCCCCTGGCAGACTGAATCGGAGCCGAGTGCTCGGATTTGCAAGAAACCGGCTCGGACCTTGTCGCCAGCGACGCACTTGACGTCGACCACCGCGTCGGCGCCCATCTTGGCCGCCTTGTCTTTCATCCGCGCGAAGGCCTTGTCAGTGCTCCCCTTGCTGGCGGAAACCGGGCTAAGCACGGAGTATCGCCTGCTTGGTGCAACATCGAAGATTTGGACTTCGGTTTTTATTTTTTCCTGCGCGGAAGCCGTGCAGGAGATTAGCGCGGCAAAAGCCAACGCAATCGTCGTTTTTCTCATGGTTTTTCCTTTCCCGGTTATTAGTTATCCAAATCAATCCCTGTGGCATCATCGTCTAATTTCATTTTCACAACCTCAACCACAACCTCATCATCTTCATAAATTCTTCCATCGCAGTTTTCAGGCCCTGAACGGAAGTATTCTTCAGGAGTTACCCATTCTTTCCCATTAAAAAAAACAAGTTTCATGATTTTCTTTCCCGTTAAAATCAAACCACTCTGGCCGGAATTGCACCGGCTAAAATTAAGGTAGGCGTGTGCCGACGCCTAGTTTTATGCCCCGCTCCAGCGTCGTTTCGCGACCTTGGCTACTGTCTGTCGCTCTTTCGAGCGGGTTTTCCCCAGCGGCAACCTGAGGGGCCCCTTAATTCCGATTCACGTGTCACTGTCCACGCCGCAGAGTGTCGTTCCTTAGAGCTATCGCTCTTACTATTTAATGTCAATACATATTGAAGTAAAGATGTTAATCGCGCCGTAATGGATTGTTGAACGGCGGATCGTAGAGTCCGTTTTCTTGATTTTCTTGAATCATTTCATCAAGCGGATTTTGCATAGTTCTTTTCAAGAACTCTTCCGCGTCATCTGCATCGATCATCATTTTTCTGTTATCTTTCCAACCCCAATGCAAAACTTCTCGACTTTCACCGCAACTAAAATTTGCCCCGTGACAACAAAAATCGTGTTGTTTTACATCATAATTCCCCCAAACAATCTCCGCATTCTGCCACGCCTGCTCATGACACCCGGTGAAGTCGTTTTGAGAGAAGGCGGGAATTGCGTCTGTCCGGCCAGTAGAGTTCGGCAAATAACTTGGTCGCAAAATACTCTGGGACATTGGAACGTTCCAGTAAAACCAATTCTCACTCTTACACCCCAACTTCTGGAGTTTCTCGCATAGCTCTCGAGAAAAGAATTTCATGGCCAGAACCCAGTGGTTAAAATGCTTAAAACCTCTTTCAATACTTTTTCTTTATAAAACCTTGCATCAACCACCATAGTTTCGTCTTTGCCATCAAATTCAATGGTGCTTATTCCGCCAGCTTTTTCAACAAGATAATCCCAAACAAAATTAGCAACCGCTTCATATTCCATTTCCATTATCCATTATCCTTTTCCTTCAGCGCCGCCCGCCGCTCTTGCAAAGTCTTCGCCCCCTTCGTCTTCTTGACTGCTTGGTGCTTGTGGGGCTTGCAGAGCAAGCACCCGGCACGCCTCGACTTCGGCTTTTTTCGTTTGTGATTCATGCAAAACTTTCCTTTTCGCAATTTCTTCCTGCCGTGGTCGCTGCGCCTCGAGGATCTGGTCCAAAACGGCAGAAACGTTTGCAGGAGTGACCAATGGAGTCTCAGGGTCCACAAAGTTCCCCTTGAGGACATGGGACATGAATGATTTGCTCAAGTGAACGTAGTTGGACAACCCGGCAAACTCCAAATAAGAAATTTGGACTTTAATCCTGAGATTTTTCTTCGAAAGAATCAAAATCCCGCTATCATTAATCGGGGAGAGAAACGATTCTGTTTCCCATCCCGCATCTTGCAACGCGTGCATATTCGATTGCCAGCCATCGACTTCAATTGGCACCGGTTGCTTCAGTAAAAATCTAAGATAGCTCTGCAAGGAAGGCATCGATTTCCCGGTTGAGATTTTCTACGATTTGCTTGGCTTTGTCGCGTTCCCGCATCTTGCTCTTGAGCTTTTCTTTAAGCTCGATCTGCCGTTCTTCGCGGACTTCTTTCTCCGCTTGCTTTTTTACCGCTGTTACATCGATCATTTTCCTCTCCTTTTGATTGAAATTTCCCACGGGAAAACCCTGTGCCAAAATTTTATTTTGGTTTTGATTCTCAGCTTTTCTTCTTCGACCCGTTCTCGAAATTGCTCTTCAAGAAGCTCTTTTTTCGCCGCTTCGAGGATGTTGTGAATCCTTAATTTCATAAAGCCGGGCCTCTCTTTTAAATTCTATGATGGGATACTCCTTGTCGACAAAGTAGACGACTTTACTGCACCGAGAGCATCCGAAAATTGGCATCGCTGGTTGCCAAGAATGACGACAGCCCCTTGAACTAAACCAAACGTGCCCACGGAAAATACAGATAATTTTTCTAATCACGGCCACCCCTAGCGAGAAGCCAAAGAAGTCCAAAAAGGAAAGCCATCATACCAAGCAAAAAAATTGTGTCGTTCGTGCTCATAATTTTCCTAATCCTGCTTTTGAAATTCTATCGTACATGACGACGGTGCCGGCGATCGCAACGTTTAAGCAATAATTGGTTGGGATCTTAACTTGATATTTCGACATTTCGATTGCGGTTTTGCTGATTGATCCGTCTTCTGGACCCAGCAAGTAAACGCAAGATCTTGGATGCTTAAAGCTACGAATGTCGACCGCGTCTTGAGTGATTTCAACCGCGACGGGAATCCAACTGTAAGGAGCACTTGATCGATAACTTTCCCAGTTCTCAAAATGCAAAACCGGGACATGGCGAAACGATTTTTGCGTGTCCGTTATCTGCTTTTTATACCTAGCGCCAACGGTGAAAATTAAGTCGGCGCCGAAATTGTATGCGCTCCGCATTAAAGTTCCTAGGTTCGCGACAGTCTTTGGGTTTTCAATTCCAATCGCAAATGGCATTTCGTTACATCCCCAACACAATCTCAAATTTAAAGTTCTTGAAGCACTTCGGGCACAAGTAAACCCCGTAAAGCGCTGGCATCGCGACGACGCCGCAGCATGGACTAAAGACTTTGTTGCTTGATGGCATAAGATCCTAAAGAACGTCGATGACGAACGCTAGCGGTGCAAGTATCCACCACCAAGACCAATCGACAGTCCCCTCTAGTTTTGCCACGATGAACGCCATGGTAATTAGCCCGAAAATTATACTTTTCACAAAACCGGCTCCTCGAATTGCTTCTTCAACAGCTCTTCTTTGTACCACTCTGCCAGCCCAGCTCGGCACCCCCGAGCTATTTTAGGCCATGCCCAATCCCAAAGCTTGTCCTTGATCTCGTCAGCGCACTCCTTCTCGATGTCCAGGGGAACTTCCTTCATGAGTTTTTCGATGTCCCTAGGGCTATCCTCGAGTTGGCCCAATTCTTTCAAATGCTGGACAGCCTTGGCCCAACGAGCAGGGGTCTTGTAAGCCTCAATCAGCAAGTGCAAGAGGTCACTCTTGGCGGGATTCCCGATTTTCCATTCCTTCCCGTGGCTTTCCTTGAAGGCTTCGCTCACAAACTTGGCCATAAGCACTTTCTTGTCGAGGCCAAATAACTGGTAGTTTTTCACCACGACGCCTTCAATCTTTGCCCCTCCTAGCGCCGAATCGCGGCCGAGAAACTCTCGAAAACTATCTAGATCGGCGAGGACCCCATCGAAAATTAGTGGGACAACTTCAAACCCCAGCCGATCAGCTTCTGCAGCCTTTACTTTTTGCGGGAGGTAGTCTTGATCTCCACAATCGACGTCAAAAATCATCAAGTTGTTGATTGGAATTCGCCCATAACAAAGCGTATTGTGCTTTGGCTTCGCCAGGTACTCTGCGCGGTAGGTGGCCCCGGGGCAGAGGATCGATTCCACATCCTTCACCGCATCAACGGCTCTTTTGAACATCTTCTCAGGAGCCAAGATGTTGAGCTCCGCGCCCTTCGAGCGACACTTCAAAACTCGCTCGCCATCTGCGTCAATGAAAACCCCAAAGCTGAACTGGCTTCCGTCCACTTTCTCTTCCACGCAGACCGGGGACTGCAAGATATCCGCAACAGCTTTGTGCCCCAGGTTATAGATCGAAGAATAGGAATGTATCATGAGGTTTCTCCTTCCAGGGTTTCACGGTATTTCGAAAGGGTTTGGTAGTAGTAGTTTTGCAGAAATCGAAGCTTAACAGCTTTTCTAAGTCCCTCCTCCCGGGACATCATCCAAAGCCACAAGGCGCGTCCAGATCGACCGTTTCCGTCCATGAAAGGATGAATGCACTCATATCGCGCATGAGCTTCCCAAGGGCTAACAATGCCCCCAAAAACATCGTTCAAGAGCTTGTCCAGCATCTCCGTGACCAGGGAAGCAAACACCGCTTCCTTTCCACCGATCCAGACCCGATGATGCTCTTTCGTTCTCAGGTGCGCGTTAGGCTCAATCGCTTTGACGAAAGTGACCATTTTGTTAACGTCAACAAAATTGTGAAGAAGCAGCTCGGACAAAGCTCGAGCATGAACCCAATGCCGTTTCTCAACGTGAATGCCCTCGATTTGGTTCGACTCTCGGGCGAAATCATAAACCCGTACAGCTAAGGGAGTTGGGTCGGGAAGTGTCATGTCTTGAATCATCATGTTGTTGAACTCAACAAAACGTTGTAAAAAACAGAGACGGGGTGCCCCGCAGCGATCCCCGCCCCTGCCTGCATGAACTACGGGTTGATTTCTTCCTGCGCTTCTGAGACGTTTTGCTCGGGTGCCGTGAATGGTACCGGGAAAAGATCGAGCAACTTTTTCGAGATAAGCTCAAACGCAGCAGCAAGACCAGAATCGGCGCTGAGTGCCTGCCCCAATTTCATGATTGCCTTTACATAGTCCTGCTCTCCTGAGAGCTCTTTGCTGCTAGAGATAGCACGGACAAGCGTAGTCTGAATCGAGTCCTGGTTTCGCTGGTCTTTAAATTCGCAATGGTGTTCTTCCATTGCTTCGACGAGCGCTTTTTTCATTTCGTTTAATGATCCAATTTCAACTTTCATAGGGTCTTTCCTTTCCTTAGGTTTGTTAAAAAAACTCAAAAATCGTTTTAGCATCTGCACGCTTCACCTTCCTTTGTTCGTATTCAACTTCGACAAACTCCGGTGAATCATCCAGAATCACCCCTAAGCGCTTCAGCGCATCCAACACACCTTTACACCCGCCGACAAAGTTATCGTGATCTAACAACCGATAACGGCACCCTGTTATCTTGAACCTTATTTTCCCCACCGCCTGTGGAGGCTTGAGCTTGAAAGCAATCAAAAGGAGTGCCTGCCATTTTTTCGAGTACTTCGACCGCCCACTCCAGTGCATGGAATCAAGTCGATTCCGCGACATTACAGATTCGGCAATCTCAACAACGAGGCTCACTTTGAAGGAATCGCGATAAAGGGAGTTGCTCCTCCCGTAACTTGAGGGAGCGTCCCGGACCACTTCTTGGCAATCTCGTAGTTGATCAACTCAGGCGTTACCGATTCCGCGACAACCCTATTAGCTTTGGCCTCGGCTTCTGCGCGGAGCAACACGCTTTGAGCCTCCCCGTCTGCCTGGGCGATCTTCTTCTTGGCCTCCGCCTCCGATTCACGAAGCTCGTTCTCACGTTGCTGCGCGCGTTGGGTAGCCTCGATTTTTGCGTTCAAGGCTGCTCGCACGATGTCGCTATTGATCCGTATTCCGCCAACCAAATAAATTTTGGTGATGTGAATCCCGATGGTCGAAACCTGATTGCTCACGATTTGCTGAACCTGCGCCATCATCTGTTCTTTTTTCGGCCCATTGATTTCATCGATGGTCATCGCCGCCGCCACCATGTTCAGCGCATCACGGACCTGGTTTCGGAGAAAAATGTCGGTAATCTCGTCAATCCCCCTTCGATAGGTCTGGAAGACTTTGGACACGCTGTTTGGGTCGATTTGGTAAGTGATGCCAAGATCGGCATTCAAGGAAGTCCCGTCTCGATCTTGAAAGGAAATGCTTTCATCCTGATCCTTGGATGTGATCCAGGTATAATTTTGTGCGAAGGTGGGGAAGAGATAAAGCTCCTCATTCCACCCGATCCAGTATCGGCCAACTGGTAAGACCTCCATGTCAACACCCTTACTTTTCCCAAGTAGATACACTTTTACTCCAACGTTTCCAGCAGGGACCTTGGAGCATGCCGCCATTCCCAAGAGAGACAAAGCTAATAGCAATTTTTTCATTTCTCTTTTTCCTTTCCGCATTTTTTTAGACTGTAAAAAACAAAGTAGGCCGCGAGGTAGAAGATTGAGACCAGGATCGCAACACCTGCAATAGCCGTGACATCATCGAAGGAACTGATCATTGCCGGCAGCACAAATCCGAGTAAAACCATAAGAATGGTAGTCATGAAAAAGAACAAAAAGAGGCACCTCTTTTTCATGCTATTCCTTCCCCTCTTCTTCTCGACCATGAAGGAGATCGTGCAAAATCCCTTTCTTCTCGATCATGAAATAGATCATGATGCGGATGAGTTCTGAGAACGAAACCCGGTACTTGTGGCAGACATTTCGCAAAACCTCGCTGGTCTCTTCATCAATAATGAACATCTTCTTAAGAAGCTTTTTCCCGGCGATCTTTTTAGGCCTGCCCAGCACAGTCTTTTTTGTTTTAGGAATTTTTTTCATAAAAACCTTATTACATCAATATGATTTAATGTCAATAACTCTTGCATTAAATACCAAGTGATTTGATTGTCGGCTTAGCACTGGCGAAAGGCAACGCCATTGAGTTAATCATGCTCGAGGCGTCGTCGGTTATTGGCTGTAAAAACAAAACCCCATCTTCATTTTCCCAGGCATTGCAATTGACCGGATGCGGGATGTCGAAGTATCTTAAAAAAGGTTTGAGAAAAAGGTAGTTCGCCCCGCCCGAATAAGTGACCTTAAATCTTTTTCCGTTAAAATTTACGGCGATTATTTTTTTCGATCTATCGTAGTAAAGATCGTAAAATCTTTCTTTTTCTGGATCTTTAAAAAAACTCCTCTTCAGGTAGACGGCGCCAGTTTTTGAAATCTTTAGGCCACCATTTTCAGCTCGAGAAATCCCTGTAAAGAGCTCAAAGCCGTCTCCAGGAGTTTCCGCGACCAGTTCTTTTTCTTTTTTTCTAAGCATGGGACACCTCTCCAACAACAACGTTTTTCTCCTGCCAAATTTCGATTCCTGGGATCTCAGCGACGGGACCCAAAGCACGGACTCTTTCACGAATTAGCTTTTCGCTTACCTCGAGAAACTCACGAGGAACGACGTCTTCATCCAGAACACGGAATTTCCAGTCGCTTCGAAAGCTGATATTCTCAGCCTCCAAATCCTCTTCATGCGCGGCATAGTCGTTGATTTTCTGCCGCAAGATTTTCTCCGCTTGCAGAAACGAGTCGAGGTGCTTTTTCTCGGCCGCGATCGTTTCTTTCCACGCATCATGCGCAGCGCTTTTAATGGGAAGAAACGTACACTGCACTTTCTGCGTGAAGGCCTTGACCATCAAGAGTATGGCGCAGGCTTTGCGGTAGTTTTCCGAACAGTCGAGTCGGTAAGACTTAAGCTCTTCCAATTTAAGGTGGGCTATTTTCTCAATTTTAAGGTGGGCTATTTTCTCAATTTGATTTTCCATTTTTGGTCCTCCATTCGTTAATAAGTCGCTTTCCTTCAACAATGTGACATGCCCCATAAAAGGCCACGTAGTCTTCCTCGTCTCTGAACTCTTGCAGCTTGTACTTCCCGTTTTTCTTAAGAAGCAGGGCGAATCTGCGCGGCGGCACTTCGCTGGGGAGAAGCATCGCGTAAGCTGCCAACTGAATGCCGGCCCAAGATGGAATCGATCCTGTTTTGATATCAAGGACAGCGTAGCGGCCCTTTGAAGCCCCAAGCTTCGGGAAAGTGCCGGCTCGGTCCAAAGTCCCTGCAAAGTCAATCGGAAGTGCCGGCTCGGTCCAAAGTCCCTGCAAAGTCAATCGGCGGCCTGTTATCGGCTTGTTGTAATAAGAAGAGAGTTTGCTTTGGTAAAAAACTGCCTTCTCAATCTCTTCGGGGATAAAGCCAGATTCGAGCTTAAATTTTCCGTACGCTTGCACGTAGGGAAGTAGCTCTGGATCTAAACTTTCCCAGTCCAAAGATCCCTCATCCGGTGAGAGATCGCTTTCATCTAAGAGCTGTGTCGCACGGTGCACCGCAGACCCGCGGAAGCGTCCGGTATCGTTGTAAAACGAGTCGTCGATGATCCCGGCGGCCTTCATGATCTGAGTTACACTTGGGACCACCACGCCGTTAGGGCCGCCGAGTCTGTAGGTGTGCGTGCTTTCTTCAAAATGAATAAAATCCATTAGTGCACCACTCGAGAAGGTTGTTTCCAGTTGTAGACCCCAATGTTTTCCAGACAATCTCCAAGAATCGTGGAGAAAGCGTCGGGCGACTGGACTTGTAAGGTGGCGTGCTTCACCGCATGCAGCGCACTCATTACGATGTTGGCGAGCATGAAGAACTTTGCGTGATCACTCACCGGAGATCCGAGAGTTTCTTTGACGATTTTTTGGACTTTCTTCAACTGGGCCAACATCAAGTCCCGTTCGATTTCTGCGCTCATCTTTTTTTTCCTTCCTTTAATCCCAATGTTCTCCACGTATCGTTAACAATATGCAGCGCGTGCGAAAGCATCCAAAGGGCCAGGTGGAATTTTTCATCCTTTGTCGCTGTGGATTTAATGAACCGATTGGTTACTTCGGCAATTTGCTGCGTCGACATTGCGAGCGATCTTTCTTCTTCTAGGCTTCCCATCACCCCACCCCTTCCAGATCTCGGTCTAGTTTCGAACCTGTTTCAAACTCGACCGCATTGCCACATTCTAAAAGCCAGTCGCAGACTTTCTCGTACTGGGATTTAGGTATTTCCTTGGAACTCTTGAAGCCCATCTCAAGGAGTTTCGCTTTCACGTCGTCCATGGAGACTTTGTTTTGCTGCGCGATAGCGAAGAGTCGCTTTTGCTGGGGCTCGGAGATCAAATCCGCTCGCTCCTTCTGGACCCTGCGCACCGAGTCCATGAAAGGATTTTCCGTCACCTCGCCAGTCGATGCGTTGACTCGCTCTTGAGGCCGTCGGGAAGTGGGAGGGAAATTCCCCCGGTTAGGACGGCTTTGCTTTTCATCATTTTCCGGGTCGTCTCCGGTCGAAATGAGGAAATTCTTCATGAGCATGTATTTCACCGCGCCGGTGATTGCTTTGTAGAGGCCTTTGTCGCCTTTGTCGTCTCCGGTTCCGGCACCCTTGATCTCGAAATGCTCGCCACTCTCCCCATCCACGAAAGTGAACGTGGTGAGAATGGTCGTTAGCGTTCCGTCTTTGGTAACGCCGTCGATGCTCGTAAAGAGCATGACTTTGTTTTCGGCGAGCTTGCTACGCACCGCGTCCATGAGAGCGGCTTCGGTCACGTAGTCGTACTTGTGGAAGTCGTTCCTTCCATCTTTGGCCACGCGCTCAATCGATCCCATGATCGAGGCCAACTTGGCGTGGAGCGAGAGTTCTTTACCCGGAACCCTGGAGCTCAATTCGGAGGAAGCAGCCGTAGTAACTCCCGGCGGCACCCTGCCTTGTAGGACCGAGTTTGTCTCGGCAGCGGTTAAACCATTCATGCGTCACAATCCTTTCTTGTGTGGTAGAAATAAGGTCGGTTATCGTCGTCGCGTTCGGCTTCGAACTCTTCCTCGTCTCCGATCAACGTGCCACAGTTTGCGCAGTTGATTTCGTCCGGGACATCGATGCCAATTTCGACGGGGCCGTATTCTCGGCAATCATAGCACGCACATGCGAGCCACATGACGCCTCCCTTCGAGCTGGGGAACCGGCTCGCTTTGATCGTAGTTTTTAACAACCCCGTTGATTTTGGTGAAAAGCAAAAGGCACTTGGTTTTCTTTGGCTTGATCTCTTTACGAGTCTTCAGATCAATGATTTTCACTTGTCACCTTCCTTGGTTGTTAAAATTAAACACACCGCAAAGGCGCCGATCAAGACCGCCGCGATTAACATCCCTAATGTTCCACAACTCACATAGGCTCACTTTCCTTCCTTAACCCTTGAATGTTTAAGTTCAGCAACTTTGACCCTATTACTGTTTAATGTCAAGAAGTATTTAATTAAGTAATTGAATATTTCATGAGGTCATGAAGTATGTCTTGATTTCATTTGGAAAATGACCTAAAGATTTTTCTCTCAAAAAAAAGAATGGCCGAAATTTCCTGCGTTGTTTGAACAGGATCCCGGGTAAGGATTCGGTTAACCGAGGGGGAAGAATGAGCCGATACAGAAAGTTCGAGCCCAGCCTTTACGGCGAGGGCTGGTTTCGTGGACTGTCCGGTCCTGCGCCGAACGCGCAGGACCTTTGGATTTATCTCAACAACGGCCCCCATACGACCATCCTGCCGGGCCTATTCGAGGCAGGGCTGGCCGCAATCGCGGAGAGGCTACGTTGGCCCTTCCCCGATACCGAACGTTGCTTCCAGGAGATCCTCGAAACAAATAGGCTCGAGTTTGATGCCGACGCCTTAGTCATGTGGATCCCTGGCGGCATCGCAGCAAACCTTCCCGTCAACCAAAATGTCATCAAGAGCTGGCGTCGCACCTGGGGCGAGATCCCCGGAACTTTGTTAAAGTACAACTTCCTAGAAGAAATGAAAGGTGTCGTAAAATCTCAGGTTTGTGACAAGATGTTGCCCTATTTCTTCGAGTACTTTCCGGAACTTGGGTCTGGTGAATTCCAGGGGTTACCGAAACCCCTGGCGAAACCCCTGCGAGAACCCCTAAGCCAGGGGTTTCTGAAACCAGGAACAGGAACAGGAACAGGAACAGGAACAGGAGAAGAAAAAGAAAAAAGAAAAAAAAAGAAAAAGAACTTTGCCGAGACGAGAGGGGTTAGCTTCGATGAATTCCTTGAAGGCTGAAACGAAGTGCGTTACATGCGGAGGCGTCTCGGAGCCTGTCATTCTTCCCGCCTTTGCCGAACTTGGGTTTCCCGAAAAAGTCATCCCCTCCGAGACCTGCAGCCGTTGCCGAGAAGCTGAAGCTTTGAAGGCGGAGGCCAAGAAACAACACGAGCTCTTCCTTCAGCGTCTTGAAGCCTCCGGAATCCCGAAACGCTTCTACTCGGCCAGCTTTGACAGTTACCGCCCTTCGAAGGAAACTAGGCTATCCTTTCGGCAAATCTCATCCCATGACCCCACGCAAGACTCCCTCTTCGTTTACGGCTCCACTGGCACCGGGAAAACCCATCTTTCGATCTCGATCCTAATGCAATGGCTTCGACATTCTTCGGGCCGCTTTATCCCGGTCCCCGACCTGATTTTCGAGATCAAGCGCTCGTTCTTCAACGGCGGGTACTTCCAGTTCACGGACAAGATGCAGCAAATCCCGCTCTTGGTGCTTGACGACATCGGTGCCGAGCGCTTGACGGTGGACGAGGAGAAGACCGCCTTTGTCCGGGAGACTCTCTACGCCCTGATTAATTCCCGGTACCTGAACCACCGTTCCACGATCTTTACTTCGAACTTTGACCGCGCAGACCTGGAAAAGAAGCTGGGGAAGCCGATCATTTCCCGAATCATGGAAATGTCAAAAATTGTGAAACTGGATGGAGAGGATTTTCGACTTAAAGTGAGAAAAAATAAGGGAATTGTTGACAAAGAATAGGTCTTGAAGTTAAACATTAAGTCATTAGGTCCAATCCTAGGAGATGCTAATCGATCTCCCTTTCCTTACCCGGAGGGCCCGCGCTTGATTGCATGCGTTACCCCCAGTAATCAAAGCGCGGGCCTTTTTTTCGGGGTGTGGGCCATGGGCTGGCCATCCGCTTTGGGAGCGGACCGAAGGGAGTTCGAGTCTCTCCATTCCGACTATGAGACATAAGCCTGGCTACAAGACGACGGAATTTTGGCTCACGATTCTTAGTGTCATCGGCACTTGGGCTGGGGCAATCGAGGAAGTGCTTCCGCCTAAGTTTGCCGCAATGGCATCGGCCACGATGGTCTCGGCTTATGCCATTGCCAGGGGGTTGCGGAAGTCGGACACGAAAAAGCTTCAGATCCAGCCAATGGCGAGGGTCAAAAAAGTGAAGGTCAAGGATTAAGAATGGCTCGAAAAAAAAATGAATATGCCGCGAAAGTCCGAGACGTCTTGAAGCTCACACCTAAAGGCCAAAGAGCGGCGCCCACGAAGAAAACTCAAGCGGATGAAATCAATCCTATCGACAGCAAAGTCGAGTACGCTAAGGACGTCGCTTATTCAATCGAAGACCCCGCTTTTGGCGTTTTAAACGTGCGGAAAACCGCAAATGCCTGGTGGAGTGATCGCTCCAAGGTCGAAAGCCTCATTTTTTCCTTCAAGCTCGGTTGTACGCTGGAAGAGTCGTACTACATGGCCGGAATCAACAAGGACAAGTACGAATACTTCATGGAAGTGCATCCTGGGTTTTCCGAAGTTAGGCCGGTTTTATTGAAGAATCCTACTTTGGAGGCTCGAAAGACGCTGGTTTCGAACCTTCACGACCCGCAATATGCTCTCGCCTACCTCGAGCGAAAAGAGCGGAAAGAGTTCTCCAAGAACTCGATTGATCTCGGCGACTCGGGAGAAGATTTGGGCGTGATTCTGCTTCCTGTTCGGCAAAGCCCGGATGGGGTGCGAGTGGAGACTGAAGCTTTGGGAAGAGGCACGAAATGAAAACGATTTGGAAGTATAAACTCGAGCCAAAAGAGCTCGTGAAAATTAAGCTGCCTCTTGGGTTCAAGATTTTGAAGGTGGATGAGCAGGACGGGGAGATAGTTTTTTGGGCGGCTGTGGATACCAAGCACCCCACAGAAGAGGTTAGTTTTGCTGTTTTTGGGACGGGGCATGACCTTGGAGAGACTGGGCTCATGGAGTATCAAGGGGCTGTCTCGATGGAGTCCGGGTTGGTGTGGCATGTTTTCAGGAAGCTTTGAATGACCGAAGCAGACGCGATCCTCATTCGGCGGTGGGCCTCCAGGCTCACGGCTGCAATGTTTTTCAAGAAGGACGAGGCGTGGCGAGAGGCTTATCGCAGTGGAGAGTTTTTCGATCAAGTTCGGTATGGTTTGGCGTGCCAGGAGTACGAGGCGGCCACTCTCTCGTTGTGGTTCGTGAAGAAGGTGCTTAGCGGGGACGATTATGACCTCGAGCAAGACATGGACAATTTCTTCGTATGGCTAGAGAGCCGGAGAAAGTACACGTTAGAAATGCTTCAAGATTCGATGCCGCTTGTTCCCTCTTCCAGGAAGAAGGAAGCTAAGTGACGCCGCAAGAACCAGTGTCCCACGTTTGCATGGAGTGTGGCTTAGAAGCCAGCGGCGGCCGTTCGGTTTCAATGTCAACCTGGCATGAGGGGGAGTGCGACGTCTGCGGCAAAGACAAGCCAATCACGGAAGTGCGGGACTTCTTCTTTCCTAGCGGCTGGTCGACAAGGTTGGGGCTATGATGAAAAAACGTCAGTTTAAAAAGAACCAAAAAAAGCTTGGGGGAGCATTCTATCTCATTCTCAAGAGAATGCGAAAAGCTCTGGACCAGAATCCATGCCTTTTAAAGCAATGCGTTGAACAAAGCGAAAAGGAGATCAATGAGAACAAAACAGCGCCGTGAATTGGCTTTTGAGTTTTTTAAGCATTTGGTCCCTATCCCCCCATCTTTTCATCGCCCAGACGTCCCCCTCCTCAAGGTGGCGCTAGAGATCTCAATCGAGCTTGCAGAGATGTTGTTGGGGGATGATGCCGTCGATCAAATGCCTAAAGCTACCTCCGATCAGGATACGATTTTTAGGACCCTTGGAGAACAGCTATCTCGACCAAGAAATGCGGACAATGGTCTTGGAACTCAGCGTGTGAACGCCCGGCCGTGTACGAATTGTGGAGCTGTAATTTGTGGGGCGCCAAGCGTGGAAAACATCTACTTCACGTCA